AAGGTCGCCGGCGCGGGCAAGCACCTGCACGCTCTCGGTGGTGGTTCCGAGCGAGGCCGCGAGCTTGGTCTGGGCGTCAACGACCTGAAGCCCTGAGCGGATCATCGCGACGCCCGCCGCGGCGGCCGCCGCCACGGCGGCTGCAGCCGCGACCTTCACCCGGCGCGAGAAGGCGGCGAGACGCGCGTTGGCGGCTTCCATCTCCTGGCTGAGACGGCCGAACCCGCGCTTGCCGGCCTCGCCCACGCCCTCGAGCTCGGCGCGAACCTGTTGTCCGCCGACGGCGGCGAGCCGGACGCTCACACGCTTCTCTGCCACGGTTCACGACCCTTGCATTCGCGGCATCGCCGTCTTACTTTTTGCCTATCGATCAGGTAAGGGTATGACGATGCCGGAAACCGCCACGCTGTCCTCGAAGTTCCAGATCTCGATTCCGAAGGCGATCCGGGAGGCGCAGCACTGGAAGGCGGGGCTGACTTTCGCCTTCATCCCCAAGGGCACGGGCGTGCTTCTGGTCCCGGTGCCGAAGCGGGAGACTCTCAAGGGCCTCGCCAAGGGCGCATCGCCGAAGGACTACCGCGATCGCGCGGACCGCTTCTGATGATCCTCGTCGACACCTCGGCCTGGATCGAATGGCTGATCGGCTCGCCGACCGGGGAGAAGGTGGCGGGGCGGCTGCCCGAGCAGGCCGCGTGGCTGGTGCCGACCCTGGTTCAGCTCGAGCTTGCCAAGTGGCTCTCCCGCGAGGCCGGCGAGGAGAAGGCCGATCAGGTGATCGCGTTCACCCAGGTCTGCCAGGTCGTCCCCCTCGACACGGAGATCGCGCTCGCTGCGGCAGAGGCCTGCCGCGAGCACAAGCTGGCGACGGCGGATGCCATCGTCTTCGCGACCGCCCGCGCACGCGGTGCGACACTGCTGACCTGTGACACGCACTTTGACGGCCTGCCCGGCGTGACGCTGATCGAGAAGATCAAGCGCTGAACCCGGGCTTGTCGTGTTCGGCGATTCGTTCGTTGAGCTTGCGCACCATCACCGCCTCGATCGGCGGCAGGAGCTCCGCGGCAACCAGCGTGTCGATGCCGAGCGCCTGCGCCATCGAGAGTGCTGCGCCCATATCGAGCCCGAGCACCGCGCCGGGGATCGCGCGGAGCTGCCCGCCGAGCCGGCCGGCCAGGTCCCAGACCTGCCAGCCTTCGTAGGTTTCGGGACGGTTCAGCCGTGCCGGGCAGTCCGGGCACGGCCCCTGGCACGCTTCGCAGTAGCGATCGCCCCCGCCGAAGTGCCACTCGGCGAGGGCGCAGAGGCGTTTTTTTTCCTGTTCCAGCATCAGGCCTTTGGCCACATAGGCGAGCTGGAAGGCCTCGAAGATCGGCCAGACATCGAGCAATGCGTCGATGCCCTCGGGCGAGACCGGCACGGGATTGCCTTGCGCATCGCCGACGCCCTCCCAATCCGTCACCGCGCGCCGGGCGATGGCCTTGGCGAAGGCGACGGCGCGCTCTTCGTCGGTGGCGCTGTCAGGCAGCGCCTCAACTCTCGCGTCGCTGCGGGACGCCACCATCAGCGCGGTGGTGAGCGGCAGCACGCGCAGGCGCACGCCATGGCCGAGGTCGAGCCAGCCGGGCTCGCGGGAAAGGTCCAGTCGGATCATGGATCAATAGCTCTCGATGTCGTTGACGAGGATGGCGGTGCACATGCGGCCGACCGTGCCGTCCTTGGCGGCCTGCCAGTCGAAGGTTGCCTGGACGCCCTGCGGCCCCTGGATCTCGATGCGCGGGCGCGGCAGGAAGACGGCGTGAACGGTGAAGGTGAAGCTCTCGCCCGATGGCAGGCTGTAGGAGAACTCCAGCTCGCAGGGCTCACCATTGATTGCCTGTGTCACCAGCGTCTGATCGGCGAAGCGCACCTCGATCCGGCCGGTGAGCGCGGCGATGGAGGGGTCCGCGCCATCGATGCGCCCATCGGCGCGGATGGTCTCGATCCGGTCGAGATTGTTGGCGTAGGTGACCTCGGCGGAGACGATGTTGCCGAGCGCCGATCCGTTGCGGCTGATCGCGCCGTTGAAATGGCCGAAACGCTTGAGCTCCAAGGCGGCAGGCGTGCCGGCGCCCGACGTGCTGCCAACTGTCTCTCCCTGCGCCACCAGCCGCGCCGTCGCCGTCAGCAGCCCGGAACGCTGCATCTGCCAGGTGAGCTGATCGAGCACGCAGCCCGAGTACATCGCGAAGCGCGGCACCTCGGGCATGCCGGTCTCGATCGAGAGGCTCGGCAGCGTCCATGACCCGGACTGGAACTCGTGCGTGTAAGGCCCGTCGCCCGTGGTCGTCGGATCTCCGAAGGCCGCCTTAAGCCAGAAGCCGAAGGCCTCGGCATCGACCGGCACGACCACGTCGCCATCCGCCGTCACCGCATCCTTGATCGGCGCCAGCGGATCGCGGCCGTAGCCGAGCAGCTCGGAGTTCAGCAGCGGCTGTTCGGCCCCGAGCGTCGTGCTGGCGAACGGCATTCGCGTGTAGCCGCTTGCCGGTGACGTGCCATAGGTGGACTCGAAGGCGAGCGCCATCTGCGCCCGCGCTCCTTGCGCGCGTGCCATGTCGGTGTCCTTGTCTCAGGGGATCAGGTGAGCGGATCGGCGCTCGCGTAGTGGAGCACCACGGGAATGATCGCTGCCTTGAGCGTGGCGGCTCCTTCGACAGCGAGATCGACCGGCCGCGGCGCCTCGGCCTCGACCCAGCCGCAGAGCCCGCCGAGCGTGCGGTCCTCGCCAAGCGCCGTGCCCACGCCGGCGACCAGGATGTCGAAGGCCGCGTCCCGGTCGGGGCCCTGCACGACCGCCTCGATCTCGGCGCGATGCTGGTAGTGGTAGGTGAGCGGCGACAGCGTCACCTCAGGCTCTCCCGGCTCGCCATCGCGCAGGATCAGCAGCCCCGTCGCCGGCACGCGCTCGGGCAGGACCTCGCCCCGCAGCACCGGCGCTGCTTGGGTCTGTAGGAGCGAGTGGAGCGCCTGGAGGATGGTTTCGCGGGTTGTGGGCATGATGGCCCATCGTATCGTCGGCTACGTGACTAGACTAAGACTAGGTAAGTCGTTCGTCGGAATACGCGACGGTCGTTCGTCCTGGGATGCGAGCGCGAGGACTGGAGAGATGATGAGAAGGATCATTGCGATCACCCAAGTCACGCTGAACGGCGTCATGCAATCACCCGGAGCCTTCCAATGATCCCCACCATTACCGCCTTTGAACGGTCTCCCGATCGCGGCAGGGGTCTGGCGCGCGACATGCGCGTTCGCTGGGCGCTCGAAGAGGTGGGCCAACCTTACGACGTCCGTCTGCTATCGTTCGAAGCGATGAAGGAGCCCGCGCATACTGCGCTTCATCCTTTCAGGCAGATTCCGACCTATGAGGAAGACGGTCTCGCCTTGTTCGAGTCGGGGGCAATCGCGCTCCACATTGCGGAGCGCCATCCTGGCTTGCTGCCGGACGATGCAAGTGCACGGGCGCGCGCGATCGCCTGGATGTTTGCCGCACTTAACACGGTTGAGCCGCCAATTCTCGACCGCGAAATGGCCGGATACACTGAGCGCGACAAGCCCTGGTATGACGAGCGCCTGCCGATTCTCGACGATCGCATTCGCGTCCGACTGGACCAGCTTTCCGATCGCCTTGGCGATGCCGACTGGCTCGACGGCAGGTTCAGCGTAGGCGACCTGATGATGGTATCTGTGCTGCTCAGGCTGAAATCATCAGGCATGCTTGAGGAATGTCCGAACCTCCCCGCCTATGTCGCCCGCGGCGAAGCACGGCCCGCCTACAAGCGCGCATTCGACGCTCAGTTGGCGGTGTTCATCGCCGCATCGACGCGCTGACAAAAGGTCAGCTCTGGGGCAATCCCCGACCTTCGCGCTGGCCTCTCCACGGCAGGGCAGCGGCGCATCGCCGCCGCCTATCGAATGCGTCCCTCCACCCAGTTCGCCACGATCAGCCCCGGTATCATGTCGTGCGCCCGCGCGGCGTCCCGTGCGAGATCGAGCCGCTTCGGCAGCTTCACCTGCGGCACGAGCAGGAAGATCGGCACCGTGACCTGCCCGCGTCCGGTCTTCGAGCGCGACGCGACCGCCTGGCCGCGCGTGTTGATCCGTGCCCGGTCCGCGACGAGCAGGCTCGGTCCCGTCCGGCGATAGACGAAGCGCAGCCGCATGCCGCGACGGCGCTCCCATTCTCCCGGCGTGATGCGGCCGCCGCGCAATCCTCTGCCCGCGGCCTCGGTCGGGATCGCGAGCCAGAAGCCGTTCTTGGAGCGGATCAGGGGCCCCGCATCATGCGCGCCGACGATGACTGGCGCCTTCGACCAGACGAGCGCCGCCGCCCTGAGGCTCTCACCGGACTTCGGGAAGAGCTGGCTCCGGATCGAGTTGGCGAGCCGCGGGCCGAGACCTGCGCCCACTATCTGCCCACGCCAGGCGCTCTTGAGCCCGGCGCCAGCTTCCCGCACGGCCGCGGTCACCGCCCGCTCGCCTGCCGCGATCTCCGCCGCCATCATCGCCGCGATATCAGGGGCGATGTCGAGCTTCAGCTTCATGCCGGCCGCGTGTCGAGAGTCCAGACGAGCCGTTCGCTGTCACGCACCGGCTCGCCCTGAATGACAAAGACGTCGCCACCCACCTCCAGGCGATCGCCCGGGCGCGGGTTTGGCACCTCGTTGGCACGCAGCTCGAAGACTGCGGTCTCGGCATGGAGTCGCGCGTCGCCGAATTCGAGCACCCGGTCCGGACGGCGGGCGATGACCCGGACCGAGACCGGCTCGCCGCCCTCGGGCAGGAAGACCGCGTCGGCCGCGAGGTTGGGATCGGCGAACAGGTCGTGGATCGCCTGCGCGAAGACGCTCATGCCGATCAGTTGCTGGTGTGGATGCGCACGGCAAGCCGCGGGCGCTTGTTGATGGGCAGGATCGAGGCCTCGGTCTTGACCTCGATGGCGCTGCCGTCGGGCCGGGCGATCTGCCGCGCGTAGATCGGCAGCCCGACCGTGTTCACGGTCTCGATCAGGTTGGCCGGCGCGCCGTAGGTGACGAAGGTATCCATCGTGCCGAGCGGGAAGGCGATGCCCTCGCTCGCCGGGACCAGCGTCTCGGTGTCGCCGGTCGAGAGCGTAACCGTGGCGTTGTACTCCTCGAACATGATGCCGGCGAAGGGGAAGCGGCGACGCGTGTCCTCGCGCAGCGGCTGAGCGCCCGTCGAGGCATAGTACTTGTAGGCGTCCTCGACCTTGGCGTGACCGATCAGCTTGTCGAAGAACTCAGGCGCGACGAGCGCCAGCACGCCGGTCATGGTCTCGCCCTTGAGCTCGGTCTCGACCTTGCGCAGCACCTCGCGCACCTTGGCCTGGACATTGGTGCCGGCGGTGCCGAGCACGAAGTCGACCGCCTGCTGGGACAGCCCGAACTCGGTGAAGTAGTTGTAGAGCGTGGTGCCGGCGCCGTCCTTGACGATGCCGCGCAGCGCATTGACCTCCATGTACTCCCGCGTCTGGGCGTGCTTGACCCGCATGCGCGTGAGCTTGCGCTCCATGACGGTGGCGAGCGGATCGGCGGCATCGGCGACGCCGAAGCCGCGCACGCCCTGGATGTCCTGGGGCGTGATCACGTCATCGTGCGGGATCCACGGCACCGTGAAGGAGCGCATGGAGCGCGTGTCGCGGTTGGCGACCGTGGCCGGGCCGCCGAGTGGCACGGTCGGCAGCAGGTTGAGGACGCCTTCCGCCTGCTCGATGACGACCGAGCGCTGGGTGACGCCCTCGAAGCGGAAGAGGCCCATCTCGCCGAGGCGCGTGTAGACGTTCGGCAGGATGTTGATGGCCTGGGTCATCTCGGCGAGCGAATAGCCGCCCGCGTCGAAGGGATTGATGATGGCGACCATGGGGTCGGGCCTCCTCGAAATGGATTGGCCCCGGTGGCGGTCCACCGGGGCCGGTTGAAGGGACAGGATGCGAGAGGATCAGGGATCAGGCGGTGTCGCGTGGCACGATCCCGGCGGCACTGAGCTGAGCGTGCTTGGCGGCGGTCTTGGTCTCATCGTCGACGGAGTCATCAAGAACGAGCGCCGCCTTCGACACGATCGCCGGTCCGCGCGCGACGATCAGCCCGGGCTTGTCGCTGTCGGTCGCATCGACCGTCTCGATCAGCACGGCCACGGCCGTCTCCGCGCCCTCGTCCCCGGTGACTTCGGCATTGGGCGACAGGCGATACTTGCCGGACGCCGTGATCTGGCCCAGCACGGAGCCGAGCGCGTAGTTGGTACCGGACTTGAGGGTCACGACCTCTCGGCTGTAGTTGCCGTTGAGTTCGTATTTGAGCAGGTCGCCCAGCGTGGGCGCCATCGTCAGCACAGGCATGGCTCACCTCGTCATCAGTTGCGGGCTGCCGCGGCGCGCTCGCGCGCCCGGCGCACGATGGGGCTGTCAGAGCCTGCCCCGGACCACGATCCGGGGGCCGGCGCCGCCGACGGTGCGACGGCAACGACCGCACTAGCCTCGGCACGTGCCCCGAGCGTGTCGAGCACAGAGCGGCGCAGCGCGTCGGGCTTGATGCCCTGCCGGAGTGCCTCGGCCGCGTCGACGGTGACGCCCAAGCGAGCGGCCTGCGCGGCGATCGCTGCAACTTCCGCGAACTCGGCGCGCAGTTGATCGGCCGTATGGGCGGGAGGAGCCGCCGCCGCGACGGTCTGCTCCGGCGTCGGCTGGACCACCGGGGCCTGCTGCGCCGGCGTGAGCGGCTCGGTCCCCGGATCGGGGTCCAGGGCATGCTCGGGCGTCTCGGGCGCCGCTGCCGGAGGATCGGCAGGCGCGTTCGTAGTCGTATCGGTGGTCATGGCAGATGTTCTCCTTGGTTGCGAGGATGCGGCGCCTCTGCGGTGCGGCTCAATCAGGCGAGGCCGCGAGGATGCGAGACTCTCGGTGAGATCGGTGAGCGCCTGGCCGAGAGTGCCGAGCCGGTCCGCAAAGCCGACACTGACCGCGCGCTGGCCGCGATAGATTGCGGCCTCCGTCGCGCCGACCGCTTCGGCGCTCATGCCGCGGTTGCGCGCGACGAGCGCCACCAGCTCCGCATGGAGCGCGTCGACGTCGGCCTGGATGTCGGCGCGCGCCGATCCACTCAGTGGCTCGTGCGGGTTGCCGTCGATCTTCTTTCTGCCGGCATGGATCAGCGTCCATTTGAGGCCGGCCATGGTGTCGGCGGCGCTCTCGTCGACATGAATCGCGACCACACCGACCGAGCCGATCTCGGCGGTGCGGGTGATATAGAGGCGGTCGGCAACGCTCGCGATGGCGAAGGCGGCCGACAGCGCGCCCTCGCCCGCAATCGCCCACAGTGGCTTGTCGGACGCATCGCGAAGCGCAGCGATCCGATCTACCAGGTCGAACAGGCCGCCGATCTCGCCGCCGGGAGAATCCACCTCGAGCAGCACCGCCTGGGCAGCGGGATCGGCAAAGGCAGTAGCGACAGCGTTCCCGATCTCGCCATAGCTCGGCGCGCCGAGCAGCATGGACAGCCAGTCGCCCCGCGAGACCAGCGGGCCGATGACCGGAACGACGGCGATACCGGCATCGGTCACCAGATAGCCCTGCGACTGCGCCGCACTGGGAGCGCGCAGCATCGTCAAGGCAGCCGCCGGAGCGTCCGTGGGCAGGCTGGTCGCGAGCAAACCACTGAGGGCCCGCGGCGCGATCGCCAGCGGCCGGCCAGCCAACCTGGTCGCAGCCTCACTGAGGGTCCTTATTGACACAACGGCCTGCCCTGCGGAGGAGTGGTCCGCATTCGTAACAAGGGGGGTTGAATGGTCAGGATCGTTCGGGTCGATCGTCACACAGGAGAGGTCTTCCGCCCGCATCGCTTCCGTGATGGCCGATTCCGGGTAGCAGACCCTAGGTACGGCAACAAAAAGCACCACGCAGAGAACCAGATCCCAGTCGAATCCGAGCAGGAACTGATCAACCTCATCAGCCGCGGCTTTCACTGCCGGATGCGCGGCGAGCAAAGCGGGCAGGTGAACCTCATTCGGCCGGAGGAGATCAGTATCGAGGACGCCGCCGCACGGATCTCGGAGGCGGTCGCGGCCGTCCCACCGCCGCGGGCAGAGCCGACGCCCGCGCCGGCGATCATCCCATCATCATCGGCGAGACCCCTGCCGGCGGTGGCGCCAGCCGATGAAAGTGAAGCACCGCTCCTCCCGGCACACGGCCGAATTTCGTGTGGACGCTGCTTTCCCGGCGGGACAGCCGAATGGGGGTGTTCATCCGTCGAAACTGCTGAGTGGCGTCTGGATAACAACCCGATGGCGTGGGGCGGTAGCGATCCCCGCGTTCTCGTGCTCGGCTTTTCGAAGGGACCGCGTCAGAGCGCGGATTTGGCGAAGCGGCGGCACGACGACGTTGCCTTCGCCCGCGGTCGCAAGAACTTGCAGAGGATCCTCGAAACGCTCGGCATCATGCCGCCCGAGATCAGTGTCGACCGGTTGATAGCCGATCCGGAAGGAGACTACGCGTTTGGCTCGCTCATTCGATGCTCCGTTTCCAAGTTCGACAAGAACAGGGGAGTCTGGCTCAAGAGCGGTAGCGATATCATGGCCTCTTGCGTGCGAGACCCGGCGTCCACGACAGTGGTCCGCCAGTGCGCGGAGCGGTTCCTTGCCCGTCTGCCGCCGCGCTTGAAGCTCATTGTCATGCTCGGCAACGACGTGCGCTATATCGAGGGGTGTCGCAAGGTGATTTCTGGTGTGCGATCCGGCATCCGCGTCTTCAATGACGTCGCCTATCACGATGCGCAGGTGATGTTCGTCCATACCGTCCATTTCGCAGCTCAGGGCGGTACACTGCCGGACTGGTGCGACGGCGAGCCCGGCCGAGCGACGTCGCCGGAATCCGATCAGCCGAGAAAGCGCGATCTGGCCTTGGAAGCGGTCCACGCTTCTGGGGTTACCCACGCGAGCGCCTGCGACTGAAGGGCGGGTTCGGCGCTTCAGGCAATTGCGCCGAGATCTGGCCGATCATGATCGGACGAGGCTTCGTCGAGTGCGCTCGGAAGCGGGCCGGAGACTGCTGATCCGAATGCCAGCCCCAATCGCCGCTCCCGTTCGTGATCGGCGGCGATCTCGGCGTCGACCTGATCGGCGTCGTAGCCGCGCTCGGCGAGCGCCTGGGTGCGGCTCTTGAGGCCGGCATTGATCTGCTCGATCTCGGCGTGGGCGTCCTTCAGCGGATCGACCCAGTCCCACTTCGGCGGCAGCCAGGCGCAGGCGATATGCTCGCGGCGGCGCGCCTCGTAATCGGGAAGATCGAGTACGCCGGCGACGACCGCGGTGTCCATCCAGCGCGCCCACACCCGGCGGCAGATCTGCCAGACCATGACGGCATGCTGATAGGCCTCGACCCGACGCCGGAACTCAAGGAGCGCCAGGCGCGAGTTCGAGTAGTTCGCCTTCAGCATGTCGTTCGAGAGATACGCGTAGGGCAGCCCGAGCGCCGCCGACACCTGCAGCAGCGTGCGGTACTGGAACGGCTCGTAGGTCTGCCCGACATCGGCCGGCGCCGAAGTCTGCACCTCCTCGCCCGGCTCCAGCATCACAATCTGGCCGGGCTGCAGGTCCATGGTACGCTCGCCGCTCTCGTCGCTCTCGGCGACATCGAAGGGCTCGGCCGGCGCCGGCGTGGTGATGAAGAGCGCGTGCATCGCTGCGACCTTCTTCCGGTCGAGCTCGGCGTCGTCATACTGGTCCAGCAAGAACAGCTTCACGATGCCCGGCGCGAAGCGGGAAATCCCCCGCAGCTGTCCGGCATCCACCGGATCGATTACGTGGATGATCTCGGATGCTGGCACCCGCACCGTCTCCCCCATGAGCCCCGGATCGGTCACGTCACCCGGATGGCGGCGCAGGAAGTGGTAGGCGACGCGCCTTCCGATTCGGTCGAACTCGATGCCCTGGCGGATGACATTGCCGCCCGCCACCTGCTCATTGCGCGAGAGCGGCAGCATCTCGGAGGGGATCATCTGCAGCTGCAGCGGCACCATGAGCCCGTCCTCGGGCCGGCGCGGACGGAAGCGGAAGAACACCTCGCCGGCAATGAACACCTCGCGCGCGGCGCGCCGCTGCTGGCCGTAGAAGTCGGTGAACCCCTCCGCATCGCTGTCGTCGGTCCAGTCGAGCCAGAGCCGCTGCACGCGCGCCTTGAGTTCGGCATCGGCGATCAAGGACGATGGCTTGATGCCGTCGCCGACGACGTTGCCGGCCCAGCTCTCGATCGCGTTCGCGGCATAGCCGTTGTTGCGCACGAGCCAACGGGCGCGCGCGGTGATGTCGGCACCGGCGGCGGCGATCAGCGTGTTGAGATGCGCCCGGCTCGGCTGGAAGTGCCGGAGCCGCCGGCTCGCCTCGCCGGCCTCGAAGCCACCGATGAAGGCGCCGACCTGCCGGCGCCAGCGCCGCATCGTGCCGAACATGCCGCTCACAGTCCCTTGCTCGCCGCGGTGCGCACGATGCGTCGGCGGGCGCCCGCCTTGGTCTCGGCGATGCGCCGTTCGAGGTCGGCGAGCGCGGACGCCATCTCGGCGTCGGTCGCGTAGGTGATGCGCCGGCCTTCGATCTCGACGGTGCGCACGCCGCGGAAACGAGCGGCGAGCAGCGCATCGCGGCGCGCGATCATCTCTTCGAGCGTCATGGTGTCGGGTTCAGCTCAAGTAGCTCGGGGTGAAAATGCGCCGGCCGCGCGGCCGGCGCTCACGCCGCAGGAGGCCCGCCGAGGGCGTCTCGGAGGAGTCCAGCACCGCGGACGCATCATCCGTCTCGGGCATCGCTCCGCTCTCGCCGTCCTTCGCCACCACCTGCGCCTCCAGGTCGCGCCAGGTCGCTTCGCTCCAGCGGTCGATGCCGGCGATCCACGCGGCGGCACGCGCATAGACGCGGCAGTCCAGGACCTCGTTGCGCTCGCGCAGCTTCTGCCATTCGAGGCGCTGGAAGCCGCGGCGGGTCTTGACGGTCACCAGTTGCTCGGCGACCAGCTGCTTGACCCACTCGGCCTCCGTCCCCTTCGGCAGATGGACATAGCCGGCGGGGTACTGCGCTCCTTCGGCGTTCGGCGGACTTACGCCGCGCCACTGGCGCGACGGTTCCGCCTCACCGTCCTCCGTCGGCCGGCCGAGCCGCAGGAAGCGATAGGTCTCACTCTTGAAGGTGGCGACGGCCACGGTCCACAGCCGCGCCCCACGGCGCAGCTTGCGGCCGCTCGTCGTCACGTCGACATAGCTCGGCCCGACCACGGGAGCGGCCCGGTTGAAGCCCTCAACGCCCTTCACGGGCGCCACCTGCGCGAAGCCGGCCTGGCGCGCCCAGGCATAAACGGCCGGCGCCTCGTAGCCGGTGTCGATGCCGAGCTTGGCGAGACCGAGCCGCTGCCCATGGGCATGCGGCCAGGTGCGGTCGAGGAGCGCGGAGAGCTCCGCCCAGGCTGAAGCGTGTTCCGGCCCGCCGTCGATCACGATGTGGTCGACGAGCCAGCTGGTGAGGCCCCGCCCCCACGCCCAGACCGAGACCTCGATCCGATCCTTCTGCACGTCGGCCCCCGCCGTCAGGAACAGACCGCCGGCCGGCACCGTGCCGACGGCGAAGTCCTCGCGCCGCTCGTAGAGCCGCTGCCAGTCGGGCGCCTCGCCGGTCTCGATCCAGGTCTCGCCGAGCACGCCGTTCTTGAAGCTGCGCCTGGCCTCGTCGGTGGTGGCCGCCTCCCACATGCGCGCGATCGCCTCCCAGGAGAGCCAGCCGACCGGCGAGTAGAGGGCCGAGAGGTGGAAGCCGATCGTCGCCGGATCGGAAGGCTCGGCCGTCGGCCGCCACTCGCCGGCAATCAGCATCGCCGTCTTGTGGTGCTCTTGCATCGCGCCATCGCAGACCTCGCACAGGTAGTGCGCCGTCTCCGGCTTGCCCTTGTCCCACTTCAGCCGCTCGAGCCTGAGCCACTGGCGATGACCGCAATGGGGGCATGGCACGAAGAAGCGGCGCTGGTCGGACGCCTCGTACTCGCGCTCGATGCGCGAGATCCCATGGATCGTCGGCGTCGAGGTCATGAACACCTTGCTCCGCCAGGAGAAGGTGCGTGTGCGCGCCTCGGCGAGCGCGACCGGATCGCCTTCCTCGTCGGCCGAGGGCGGATAGGCATCGACCTCGTCGAGAAACAGGTAGCGCGCCGGCATCGAGCGCAGGCCGACCGCCGAGTTGGCGCCGGTGATGACCAGAAGCCCGGCCGGGAACTCCTTCGACAACACCGTGTTGCCGGCATCGCGCGAGCGCGCCGGCTTCACCCGCTCGCGCAAGGACGGGCTCTCGGCGATCAGCGGGTCGATGCGCTGGCGCGAGAAGCGCTTGGCCAGCTCGACCGTCGGCTGGACGGCGAGCATCGGCCCCGGCGCATGATGGATGACGTAGCCGATCCAGTTGTTGCCGGCCTCGGTCGCACCCACCTGTGCCGCCTTCATGAAGACGACACGCCGGGCGGGATGCGACGGCGACAGTGCATCCACGATCGCGCGCATATAGGGCGTGCGATCGGTGCGATAGCGCCCCGGCTCGGCCGACGCCCGCGGGCTCAGGAAGCGGTGTCGATCCGCCCATTCCGAGACGTCGAGCAGCGGGTCCGGCGTGAGGCCGTCGCGCCACGACTGCCAAAGCTCCTCCGCACCCTCGAAGGCGAACAGGTCATCGAACCGCGGGTCCGCGCTAGCGAACCGGAGGTCCGTGTCAACGAAACTCGGGCCGGACCTCGGCGAGCTCGGCGAGGTGTGAACGGACATGCGTCTCCAGAAGCTTCTGCATCGGATGCGCCTCGACACCGAGCTCGGCGGCCATCAGGGCCGCGACCCGCGCCGGCCAGTTCGCCCAGGCGTCGCGCTCCTCTCGGGCGAGCCGGAACACGAGCGCCGTCGCCCGTGCCCGGTCGACGAGCTCGCCCTTGCGTTCCTGCAGCCGGAGCCGCGCGAGATGCGCCTTGGCGATCTCGTGCGCCGTGCGCGCCTGCACGAAGGTCACGCTGCCGCTCGCGGGCAGGCCCTGCTCCTTGAGCGTCTCGCGCACCGAGCCGACCGCCGCTTCGGCGACCGGCTTCAGCTTCTCGGGCTTGGCGCGCGACCGTCCGGGTTCCGTCGATCGCGCCCAGGCCGCATCGGCCTTTGCGGGATCGATGGTGCCGTCCGGCTCCAGCGGAATGCGGCCGGCCTTGGCGGCCTTGAGCACCGCCACGTGACTGACGCCGCGGGCCCTCGCATAGGCGCGGATCGAGATTCCCATCACCTTGGTCCGATGATCGCTCTGGCCCGGAAAAAGCAATCAAATGATGCACTTATCCGCTTGGCTCCGGACCGAAGCAGCGCCTCTATGACGGCACAAACGATGGAGACCGCCATGACCACCATCCTTCCGACCGCCAACCCCGACTGGGGCTTCTTCGGGACCATCCGCCACCACGCCCAGCAGGAGGAAGCCTGGGCACTCGCGATGAAGACGGTGCGCACCGCCACGGGCTGCCCCGATTGGGCGGTCCGCAATTTCCTCGACAGCCGCCACGGACGCCACTTCGCCGACGACGTCGCGAATGGCCTGTCCGCCGGACAGGCACTTGAAGCCGCGATCGAAGCTGCGGTCGCCCGCTGGATGACATGGCGGATCGACCACCGGACATCGCGCGAGACCGGGATCCCGCACGGGCTTCCTTATCTAACCGGCTTCGTCACGCACTTCGAGATCATGGCCGAAGCCGCCGAGTAGCCGATCGCCGTCCCCAAGGCGCCCCGACCGGCGGAGCCGGCGGGGCTCGGGGCAGTAGGAGGGCCAGGATGGTCCCGGCCCCCTTCAGTAGAAGGACTGCCCCATGACACCGAAGCTTTCCGATTCCCAGCTTGTCGTCCTTTCGACCGCCTGCCAGCGGCCGGACGCGTGCGTCTTTCCCGTCACCCTCAAGCTCAAGGGCAATGCCATCGGCAATGTGCTCAAGAGCCTCCTCACCAAGGGACTCCTCGAAGAAATTTCGGGGCGGGCCGACGACACCATCTGGCGCTACGACGACGAGGGTGCGCCCCTGACCCTGCGCGCGACCCGCGCCGCCTTCGAAGCCCTCGGCATCGAGCCCGACGACACTTTTGCAGGTGACACGGCAGGCACGGACGAGACCGCCCGCACCGAGGCCACGGAGCCTGCGGAGCCCGCGCCCGTGCCGCCCACGGCCGCGCCGGCGCGCAAGACCCGCGAGGGCAGCAAGCAGGCGCAGCTGATCGGCATGCTGAAGCGCCCGGAGGGCGCCAGCATCGAGGAGATCGTCGCCGCCTTCGGCTGGCAGGCTCACACCGTGCGCGGCGCCATCGCCGGCGCGCTCAAGAAGAAGCTTGGGCTCGACGTGACCTCCGAAAAGGTCGACGGACGCGGCCGCGTCTACCGGATCCAGGCGTGAGACGCCGCAGGAAGCGGAGGACCGATCCCATGAGCAACGATCGTTTGAGCGTCAGCCCCTATCTCCTGCGGCCGCTGCGCAGCCTCGACGAGGTCCAGCGCGACCTCGAACAGGCGAACGCGGTGACGACGCAAGCCAGGACCATTCATGACCGTCTCGTCGCGGCGCTCACCGCCCTCGGCGAGAGCGACGAGGACACCGTCCAGCGGCTCATCCACCGCTACCGCGGCCAGCCGCTGAACTGAGCCGCTCCGCCACTACCCACCGCCGGGTTCATCGCCCGGCGGTGGTCGTCTCGCTCCTCCGGACTCGGATCGCCTCGAACAGGCGGCGCAGCGCATAAGAGCGCCCGATCGACACGGCTGTAAAGATCGCGCCAAGAGTCAAGTTGTCCGAGAAGGACACGTCGAGCCCGAACAGTGGGAACACCACGACCTGGGCCAGCACCGCCACGCCGAACCCGACAGCCACATTGGCGACCGCCTCGACCAGCGACATGGTGCGCGACTGCTTCACGCCGCCGCCCGCTCGTTCTTCAGGTCCCCAAAGGTCCGCTCCTCGCCATCGAGGATCGCGGACGATCCCGTGAACGCCTGCCATCGCTCGACGATCACGTCGCAGTAGCGCGGGTCGATCTCCAGCGCGAGGCAAACGCGCCCGATGCTCTCCGCGGCGACGATTGTCGTGCCGCTGCCGGCGAAGGGCTCATAGACGAGATCGCCGCGCCTGCTGTTGTTGACGATCGGCCGGCGCATGCACTCGACCGGCTTCTGCGTGCCGTGTACTGTGGCCGTGTCTTCGTCATTACTGCCGATCGTCCAAAGGGTCGACTGGTCGCGTGCGCCTTGCCAGTGTCCGTTCGCGCCCTTGCGCACGGCGTAGAAGCACGGCTCGTGCTGCCAGTGATAGTCGCCGCGGCCGAGTACGAAGCGCGGCTTCGCCCAGACGATCTGCGAGCGGATCATCAGCCCGCTCGCCTCCAGGCTTTCGGCGACGGTGCGCGCATGGACGCCAGCGTGCCAGACATAGGCGACGTCGCCCGGGAACAGCGCCCATGCCTCGCGCCAATCGGCACGGTCATCGTTCGAGACCCGGCCCGTGCGCATGGTCGACGATACGCCGGCCTCGTTGCGCCAGGAGGGGTCGTACTCGACCCCATAGGGTGGGTCCGTCACCATCAGATGCGGGACCGCTCCGGCGAGCAGCCGCTCGACATCGGCGGCGCTGGTGGCGTCGCCGCAGAGCAGCCGATGCTTTCCAAGCAGCCAGAGGTCGCCCGGGCGCGTGACGGGTTCCACAGGCGGCTCCGGGACGACGTCCTCGTCGTCCGTGCCGCCATCGGTCCCGTTCAGGTCATCGAGCAGACGGTCGAGCTCGTCCTCGCCAAAGCCGAGGAGATCGAGGTCGATCCCGTCCTCCTTCAGACGCGCCACCTCCGCGGCGAGCATCGCGTTGTCCCATCCAGCATTGAGCGCGATCTGGTTATCCGCGATCCGGAAGGCGCGCGCCTGCGCATCCGTCAGATGGCCGAGCCGGATGACCGGCACCTCCGCAAGGCCGAGGCGGCGGGCTGCCAGCAGCCGGCCGTGGCCGGCCACCAGCACGCCGCGCTCATCGACGAGGCACGGGACGTTGAAGCCGAACTCGGCGATCGATCCAGCGATCTGGGCCGACCTGGTCCTCCGGATGGGTCCGGGCGTTCGCTGCGTACGGCAGGAGCCGCTCGATCGGCCACCGCTCGACGGCAAGCTCCTCACGCGGCATCGGTGATCTCGACGCCGCGCCCGGCGGCGATCGCTTCGAAGGCCCGGCCGTCGCCGTCGAGGACGGCCTCGGTTCCAGGAGACAGCTGGCGCCAGCGCAGGAGCGCGACATCCACATACTCGGGCGCAAGCTCGATGGCGCGCACGCGGCGCCCCGCTCGCTCGCCGGCGATGATCGTCGTGCCGGATCCCGCGAACGGCTCGAATACCACGTCACCCTCTGCCGAATAGGTGCTCATGACGAACTCGGGCAGCGCCACCGGGAACACCGCCGGGTGCTCGGTCTCGATGCCGCGCGCCTTGTGGCGCGTGATGCGCAGCACATTGTCGGGGATGCGGGTCTCCTGGACGCCCTGGCCGGCATGTGTCCATTCTCCGACCGTTCCGTCCTTGCCCCGCATGCCGCCATGGCTGTCGTTAATGTGGCCGGCCCATTTGCAGGGCACGATCTTGTTTGGCTTCCGGGCTTGCCGATTGAAGTGGAAGAGAAGCTCGAAGGCGGGCGCCAGCCGTCCGTTCCAGTCGCCGGGAAGTCCCGGCCCCTGGTCCCAGACGTAAAGACCGAAGCGCCGCCAGCCCTGAGCACGCATCCAGTCGAGCCAGCCCTCCCAGTAGGGCTGCCATTCGTTGTCGCGGTGGACCAAGCCGAGATTGACCAGCACCTGGCCGTCCTCGGCCATGACCGCATCGAGGTGGCCGAAGACGCCGCGCATCAGGCCGTCCCAGTCGCCGATGCCGCCGGTCGTGTAGTTCCGCTGGTTGCCGTAGGGCGGGCTGGTGAACAGCAGCGACGCGCGCTCACCATCCATGATCCGGGCAACAGACCCCGCGTCCGTGCTGTCGCCACAGAGCAGCCGGTGATCGCCAAGCCGCCAGAGATCACCCGGCCGGCTGACCGGATTGCGCGGCGGCTCGGGCGCTTCGTCAGCGACGTCATCGTTCTCGCCAGAGTCGCCGTCCGGCGATGCGTCCGTGTCGTCGAGCGGCGCCATCAGCCGATCGAGCTCGGCTTCGTCGAAGCCGGTGAGCGACAGGTCGAAGCCGTCGCCGTTCAACGCATGCAGCTCGTCGGCGAGCAGCTCCTCATTCCAGCCGGCATTGAGCGCAAGCTTGTTGTCCGCGATCACATAGGCGCGGCGCTGCGCGTCTGTCAGATGGTCGAGCACGAGCACGGGAACGGCATCGAGTCCGAGACGCCGCGCCGCCTCGAGGCGGCCGTGGCCAGCGACCACCGTGCCGTCGCCCGCGACCAGCACCGGGTTGGTCCAACCGAACTCGACGATGCTCGCCGCGATCTGCGCCACCTGCTCGTCCGAGTGCGTGCGCGGATTGCGCGCGTAGGCGCGCAGCCGGTCGAGCGGCCAATGCTCGACGCTGTCGGGCAGGCGGGGCTGCATGACGGAATGGAGCGGTCCCGGATCGGATTGTCGGGGATGGTAACCGGCCAAGGGCGGTTACCGCTGGGCGTTACCATGGCGGGCGGCGCTAAAGAGCGCGCCGCATCAAACGCTTGCAGCCGTTGTCGCTGGGCGCCGTATGGTAACTGGTAACTCGGTTCTCGCCGCTGGCGGTAGCGAACTTTCGGGCCATTGCCGCCAGCATACGATCTCGGCCAGGGAGGACCCGCGCTTCGCGCCGATCGGCACCGTCCGCGCGCGGCTCACCTGAGCATGACCGAAATCTACGCCGATCCGGCCGATTTTGTCCGAGCGAAAAGTGTCCGCCGGACACCTTTCTCTTTGCTTCTCAGGACTTCGCCGCTCCGGTCATCTCGATCACTCTGCGCCGCGAGTGATTACGATTGACCCGCCGCCCATTGAGCCGCCACGCTATCACGCAGAGCGCATAGAGCCAGTGCTCATGGGCGGCGGAGCGCTGCAGCCCGACGGTCCAGCAGATGGTCTTCCAGCGCTCGCCGAAAGCGCGCATCCAGACGATCTTGCCGTCGACGGGATCGAGACCGACGGTCCATGTCAGCGTCTCCTCCATGCGGCTGATCGCTGCGGGTGACGGCAGCACACGCATCGGCCTGGGCTCCTGTCCCACCAGATCGCTGAACTCGTAGATGATCCGTGGCCAGAGATTGTAGTAGCCCTGCAGCTTCGGCTCGGGCAGCCGCTTCAACACGCTTGCCGCCTCGGTGAGCCGCTCCTCGACCAGCGAGGGCGTCCAACGCGTCTCAGCCATGGCGCGCCTCCTGGGGCGCGCGTCGGCCGTACAGCCTCTCGCCTAGCTGGCGGACGAACTCGCGCTCGGGCCAGGTGAGGCGTGCATCGTCAACCGACACGGCAAGCAGGCCATGCTCCTGCCAGCCGTCGCGCTTGACCTGCTCGGGCGAGCGGCGCTCACCGCCGTAGCCCTTCGGAAACCACCTCATCGGCCGATCTCCCCGAGGAGAGCGGCATAGCCGGCGACGTCGACGAGCGAGTCGACGTGGCGAGGGTTGTGTGAGAGCCGGGCAAGCTTCAGATCGATGAGGCAGAGCACCACCTCGAACGGCGTGATCGGCGGGCCGAGCGTCACGGACCAGCGCCTGGCGATCGCGTCCATGGAGGCGGCCGGATCGCCATAGGTCCTGTGCCGATCGGCAATCGTGGCGGCGGCCTGCCTGAGAACCATCGCGGCCGTCATCGCAGGCCTCCGTTTGTCTCGATGGCCCACAGCAGGATGGCGATGGCGTCGGCCTCGTTGTCGTCGGCTGGGCGGAAACCGCGGGCGCGGATCGCCTCCATGACGGCGGTCTTGTCGGCGTTGCCTCTGCCGGTGATGTGCCGCTTGATGCTGCCGACCGGTACGCCCTCGTAGGGAATGCCACGCTGCTCGCACCAGCTGGTCAGCGTCGCGAGGAAGCCGCCATAGAGATGTGCCGCGTCGGTGCCGATGTGGCGACGCACCTCCTCGAAATAGACGGCGGCAATGCCGGCCGCGTCGGCCGCCATGCCGTCGAGCCAGCCGCGGAAGCGCAGGTAGCGCATGCCACCGCCGTCGTAGCGGCTCGGGCGGAACGAGGTGGTGCCGCTCTCGATGGCGCCGCCGGCGAGGCGCATCGCCCAGCCGGTTGTGGTGCCGAGGTCGAGCGAGAGAATCGCACTGAGCGGCGACGCCATGCCGATTGCCGGCAGGCTTGCATCGGCGCGCGCGACAGTCAGAGTCGTCGTAGCCATGATGGTCTCCGTGAGGGGATGATCGTGGTCAGGGCGACGACGGTGGTTCTTGGCGGAGCTGCCCGTCGTCGCCCGCGCTGTGTCGGACGGAGACCAGGTGGATCGCGGGAGCCCGGACCACGGCCGATGGCGCGTGGGCGTGAACCCCTGGGGGTGGGTAAGGGAGAGCGCGCCGCTTGCGGCGCTCTCCCCCACCCCCGAAGGGGGTGGGTCACGCACCGACAACTTCCGCAGAAGCTCAAGTCATTGGGAGAGCGAGAGAAAAAGAACCCGATATCATCGAGCAGGCCGACTTCATCGGCAACTTGATCCTGCGTGGCGGGGCGCAAGACAGCGAGGCGGAGCGAATGTAGTTGCGGGCGCCCTCCGCAACTTGATTGCGCGCGTTGCCGGGTGGTGCGGCGTGCGTGCGTGCGCCCGGGCGAAGGCAGTTGCGGCCGGTCTCCGCAACTGGCGGCAACTTGAATCTGCGGGGTTCCGCGAAGATGCCGTGCCATCCGGACCATTATGCGGCCTCCTGCGGATAGACCCAGACTTCCGGGTTCTCGACCGGCATGGCTAGGCCCGTGGCGGGGGCCTTGTAGTGGCTCGGCAGGACGGGGCGGAACGTCGCCTGGATTTCACCGGTGTCCGGATCGACCGCATCGCCGGCGGGGAATTCCATTCCCTCGACGCAGAGGTATCCGAACTTCGACTTGGTCGACGGCAAGCCGAACGTCGCGCCGTCGCGGACGAACTTGATGTAGCCCTTGGTGGCGAGCACGCTGATCCGATCGCGTATGGTGCCCTTGCCGCCGAGGCCGCCCTTATTCTCGAAGGCTTCGGCGAACTGCAGCGCCGTGTAGAGGCGGCCCTGGCGTGCCTCGTCACAGAGAAGCTGCAGGATCACGTCCTTCTTGCGCACGCGCTCGGCGTCGAGCTTCTCGCCGAGCGACTTGCGCACCAGACGCTCGCCGCTCCTGTCGATCTCGACCCAACGGCCGTTCAACTTGTCGACGATCTTGGGCGCAATCGCCGGCCCGTTGCGCAGCTCGAAGTGCAGCATGCGCTCTGATCGATCCTCGTCCGGACGGCGCATGAGGATGCCTGACGTGTAGAAGCTCCTGAGCGCGCCAGCGCCGGAGAGCGCCTGGAAAGGGTCCTCGGCGAGCTCCTTCTTGCGTGTCTTCCGGGTGTGGTGGCAGAGGATCAGGCCGGCTTCGGGAGACACCGCCTCGCGCAACGCCTCGACTCGCTCCTGCAAAAAGAAGAGCATCGCCGAGTTGTCGTTCTCGCCCTCTCCACCGGGACCGCCGTCGAAGAGATTGCGCACCGGGTCGAGGCAGAGAATGTCGGGCGGGGCCTCGGGAAAATGCTGGTGGATGCTGGCGACGGTGAGCGCGACCCCCTTGGCATCGAGCAGCATGCGGACCTTGGGCGTGACGACGAGATTGTCGCGGGCTGCCGCGAGCACGGCTGGATCGATGCCGATCACCTGCAGGCGCTCGCGCAGATAGTGGTACTGGATCTCCGCCTGCAGATAGAAGATGCGCAGCGCCCTCGGCGGGATGAAACCGAGAAATGGCGCGCCTGCCGCCATGTGTACGAGGAGCGAGATCAGGAAGTCGCTCTTTCCCACCTTGGGCGCGCCGCCGAGCACGAGGAGACCGGCGGGCGTGAGCAGTCGCGGCGCGATGATGTCGTCCGGCATGGGACTGACGTCATCGAGCAGCGCGCCGAGCGTGTAGGCTGGCAGCACGGCAGGCACTGTGGGGAGTCGTTCGAGGGCGGGCCCGTGGTGCAGCTCATGCAGGCGCCACAGCCGCTGTGCCTCAGAGGCCAGCCGTTCGAGCGGCCAGGGCGGGCGGAGCTGCGCGGCGTTGTACTGGCAGATGGCCTCCCAGGCCTCGTCGCGGCTCATGCGCCCCTCATGGGCCATGCGCACGTAATGGCCGATCGCAGCACTCGCGCCCTGGAAGCGCGTCCAGGCGTCGGTGCCGCCCTCGCGTACGGGCGTGACGAGCACGGCGTCGATATCGGGCTTGCTCGGCATGGGCCCAGGCGCCGTGCCGACGCCTGGAAGCGGCGGCATGGCGTCGACGGCTTCTGCGAACTCTCGGAGGTCCACCTCGATGCGCGGCTCGTGGCGGCGGATGGTGACGAGGCGCTTGAAGCCGGTCTTGTGATAGACGGTGCCGGCGACGCGGATCGGCTGGTGCGCGGAGCGGAAGTGGGTGTCGCCGCCGACCTTGACCGCTATATCGCCGCGCAGCCGGCAGACCAGCGCGATGTCCTCGCCCTCCGCAGGCTCGTTAAGGCGCCACCAGACATGCAACTTGTCGACGCCTTCGGGCGTGCGGCCGCCGCTCTCGATGATCAGCGTCGGCTGGCCGAGATGGAGGACGAGGTGGTCGAGCTTGGCCGCGACGTCCCCTGCGTCGAGATCGACCACCAGCGTCTGCATCTGAACGATATCTGCGGCCTTGGCCTGGCCGTGCTCGGCGACGGTGCCAGGCACGACATAGACAGCAGCGCCCTCGCGCGCCGCCCAGGCGGCGAACGTAACGATTCTGTCGGTGGCGCGCGCGTCAGCCTCGATCCAGATGTTGTGCGGCCGGCCATCGAAGCCCTGGCCCTTGTCGACGAAGCCGCGGACCGGCACGAAGCCCTCGCAGTAGCCGAAGACCACGTCGAGGAACGTCGCGATCTGACTTGCGTCCGGCTCGAGGTCGAATGCGTCGGCGGAGACCGGCGCGTCATTGAAGTCGCGCCAGGGATTGAAGTGTACGATGTTGTCGTCGCCGCTCATTGGGGAAGGCTCCAGCAGCGGCGGGACCACGGGCACATGCGGCACTCGTGGAACTCCGGTTCGCGCGCGATCCGCGGCAGCAGCTCGCCGGCCTCGGTCGCCTGCAGGATGCGCACGGCGCGATCGCTCATCGCCTGGGCGAGCGCGGCATCGAACGGCACGAGCTCGTGGTGAAGCTCTGCGGTGTCCTTGTTGATGGCGGTGAAGAGCGCCGGGTTCGCGGAGATGCCCGGAATGCTGCTTTCCATGTAGGCTTGGTAGAGCGCAATCTGCGCGGCATAGACCGGCTTTGCGACGGCGACGCCCTTGGCCACCGTCTCGCGCCAGTTGCGCGCGTTCATGGTCTTGCATTCCCACAGCGCCGGGTAGGCAAGACCGGGCAGCTCGGGCCCCTCGGCGACGATGCCGTCGACATGGCCGCGGATGCGCCCTCCTGCCACGGCGAAGCCGAATTGCTCGCCGTTGGCCCGCCGGGTGTAGAGATCGAAGCCCGCGCCGCGCAGCCAGCGAATGGCAAGATCTTCGAGCGCATGCCCGATGGCGAAGATGCGCAGCGCCAGACCGTCGAAGTCGCCGCCCTCATCCTTCGGCGCGCCGGCGAACTCGAACTGCAGCGCGCGCTCGCACGGGTGGCCAAGCCTTGAGCCGCCGAGATACTCGCGCGGCGGAATGCTCTCCCGCTCGGCGACGAGCGCGGCATCGATGGCGCCGTTCACCAGCTCGGCCAGCTTCGGCCGGTGATTGAAGTCGAGCATCAGAATGGCGCCTCCGGCGCGCTCGCGGCGATCTCGCGCATGGCGTCCTGGAAGCCGCCGACGGCGACCTCGATCAGCGTCAGCACCTGCTGCTCGGAGAGATCGGCAAGGCGGGTCTCCCAGCCGATCTCCTCCATGATCTCCGCCATCGGCTTCACAGCGGCGAGGATCGCCATGCGCTCCTCCTCCGTGAGATCAACCATGGCCGATGACCTCCGCCGGCGTTCGGTCCAGAAGCGCTGGCAGGCAATCGAGCAGAACCAGGCAGGCGGGCGCGGCCGGCTCGTTCGCCACGGATCGAACCAGCCGAAGCCGCGCGCCGGCCGGCGGCACACGGCACAGAGCTCGCCGCGCGGGTGCCAGAGCCGGCGCCGCAGCGATGCTGCCTCGGAGATCGAAGGATTCATCGAGCGGCCTCATCATGCGGCCCTCGCAAGACTTTCCTGCTCCGCGCCGAAGATGAGTGACCGGATGGCGGCACGGTTGAAGGAGAAGGTGATGAGGGCCGAGGCCTGGTAGCGCGTGAGTCCATAGTCCTGCCGGTAGGCCGGCGGCAGAAGGGCAAGCTGCTTCTCCGTCGGCGGAGCCTTGAGCCAGCTGCGACTCTTGTGCGCGCTCTCGTCGGTTTCGTGCTCGTTGAGCCAGTCATCCGCGGCGGCAAGACACACGGTGCGCTCGCCGATGGCCAAGAGCCGTGGCCTCTGACGCTGCAGGCCGCCGACGCCATACCAGCGGCCGTTGAGGAAGAAGACGCCACCCCAGGCATTGAAGCCGTTCGCAACCAGGGCGCCGTCATCGCCGAACAGGTCGCACCAGCGAAAGCTCGACCGCTTGAGGAGGTCGATCTCGCTCATCACGAAATCGCCGAGCGGCGCTGCCTCGCCTGCGTCCGAGCGGTCCCAGATGTAGCCGCAGAGCGGGCACTCGGTGCAGCCGAGCGGCACCTCGGCCTCACACTCCGGGCAGGTCTTGGTCGGCGCCTCGCCTACGCCCGTGTGGCCGTCGAGATCAACGTCCTGCTCCAGCGTGCCGTGCAGCAGCGTCGAGGTGCCGAAGTCGAGCACGATGCAATCGGTCTTGATGACGCCCGGATGCTCCTCGGGGCTCACGGTGCGCAAGCCGCGGCCGACCATCTGAATCATGGTCGACTTGTAGGAGCTGGGCCGCAGAAGCACGACGCAGCTCGTCGGCGGGTGGTCCCAGCCCTCGGTCAGCACCGCGACGTTGACGACGACCCGCGCATTGCCGGACGCGTAGGCTTCGAGCACACCCCGCCGCTCGGCGTCGCTCATCTCACCGTGGACCATGACCGCTGCAACGCCTGCGTCGTTGAACGCGGCGCAGACGTTGCAGGCGTGATCGACGGTCGAGCAGAAGACAACGGTCTGCCGATCGCCCGCCTTCTCACGCCAGTGCTTGATAACGGCCTCGGTGACCGGCGCGCGGTTCATCACGCGGTCGACCTCGGTCATGTCGAAGTCGTCGGCGGTCCGCCGCACCTTGGCGAGCTGGTCCTGCACGCCGACATCGATGACGAAGGTGCGCGGTGGCACCAGATGACCGGAGGCAATCAGCTCGCCGATGCGAATCTGGTCGGCGACGTTGGAGAAGACGGGCCTGAGCCCCTTGCGGTCGCCCCGGTTCGGCGTCGCTGTGACCCCATAGATGCGGGCGGTCGGGTTCCGCTCCCGCACCCGGTCGATGATGCGCCTGTAGCTGTCGGCCGCCGCGTGATGCGCCTCGTCGATCACCAGCAAGTCGAGCGTCGGGAGACGATCGAGGTTCGCCGTCCGGGCAAGCGTCGGCACCATGGCGAAGGTCACCTGGCCGGCCCAGGACTTCTCCTTGGCATCGACCACCGAGGTGGTGACCGTGGGATGGACCCGGGCGAACTTGCTCCGGTTCTGCTCGGTCAGCTCGTCGCGGTGCGCGAGCACGCAGGCTCGTGCCTCGGTGCCGCCGACCATGCCGCCGGCAACGGCTGACAGCATGATCGTCTTGCCGGCGCCGGTGGGCGCGACGCCCAGCGTGTTGCCGTGCTTCGCCAACGCGCGCAAGCTGCGCTCGACGAAGTGCTTCTGACGGGGACGCAGCAGCATCGCTTACTCCCCGTCACTGCGCCCAGGACGGCCGGACGCCGGCCACCGGACGTGGCGCTGTCACGGGCTGGGCAGGTGCGGCAAGCTGTGCACCGGATGCGGCGGTCGAACCGCCCGTCCCCATGACCGCCGCATAGTCCTTGTGGTCCGGCGTCACCGCCGTGCGGATCTCGTTCTTCTCCTCGCCATTGACGTCCGTGCCGACATCGATGCGGGCGACGAACTCGAGGCCGTCGAGATCGGCGAAGCCGTTGATACGGCGCGCCGCCTGCGCTTGCGCCGAGGTGTCCTTGTCGGAGATGCCGCGCGCGGAGTTGAGCATGCCGCGGACGAGCGCCCGGCCCATGTTCGCCCAGTCGGGGCCCTTGGGGCTGTAGAGGCCGATGAGGGTGAAGACCTTACGCCGCGCGTAGGGGCCCTCCAGCACCGTGAACTCGCCGTTGAGATAGACGGCGCCGCTGGTGGCGCGGGTCGCATAGCCGCCGGTCCAGCCCTGGGACGGATCGTCGTAGCCGCCCGGACGGATGGTGAGACGCACTTTGGCGAGCGTGCCCTTGGGGATCAGGTTCGTGACCTGCTTGGCGTCGTTGAAGTCGTTCCATGCGCCGGTCATGGCTTTCGTGCTCCTTATCATTAGGGATGGGATTGATCGGGAGTGCTTAGGCACGGCGCGGGCGGGCTTCGGAACTCCAGTCGCTCGCTGGCGGGCCTCAGGGGCCTAAGGATCTTCTCCATCAGCCGGCCGAGATGCGGCTCCTCGACCAGGTCGAGCCGGCCGCTGCGGTCCTTGGCGGGATAGGCCCACGGGTTGAGCGTCTGGCAAACGAAGGCGCGGTACGCAGAGCCGTCGTCGGCCTTCATCTCGGCCATGGTGATGACCTGGTCGACGATGCCGGGCAGCTCGTTGCCGGTCTTGGAGCCGTCGATCTGGGCTGAGAAGAAGCGCCGATTGAAGTCGTCGAGCTTCTCGTCGAGGATGCCGACGAACCAGACGTTCTTCGCTCGCGTGTGCTGCAGATGCGTGAGCCAGCCGATCATCTCGCGGCCATGCAGCCCGTAGGCGCCGCGCACGTCCGGCTTTCCCGTCTTCTCCGACAGCGCCTCAGGCTGGCCCTTGCACCACTGGAAGCAGAGGCGCCCAGCCACCGTGATCGAGTCGATGAAGATCGTCTGGTAGCGGTCGAGCACGGCCCGCTCGCCGAAGCGCGCGGAGACCGCATCGAAGTGCGCCTGGCTGTAGGGCTGGTCGTTGCGAAAGCTGGGGTTCGGCCCGCCGATGAAGACGGCAAAGTCCCGGCATTCGGTCCAGGTGCGCGGGCGGATGGTGTCGCCCGGCCAGCCCTCGATCGCGAGGTCGCCGGCCTCGAGGTCCATGAACAGGGTCGAGGCGGGATCGAGCGTCCACAACAGGCTGGTCTTGCCGATGCCCGACTTGCCGAAGATGCAGCCCTTGATGCCGCGCGGCTCGGCGAGACGCTGATCGGCCGAGATGATGGGCAAGCTCATCGCTTGCCTCCCTGCGCGGCGATCAGCGCGTCGATCGCAGTCTCGGCGCCAAGGGCACCCGCCTTGCGCGCCTCGTCGTAGACGGTGCGGAGCGCCTCGATCTCGCGGTAGAGCGCGGAGGCCTGCTGGTTGAGGCCGAGGAGAGCGAAGGCCAGATCGTCGACGGTCGCGGTCTCGACCGGCTTCACCGTCTCGTCGCGGCGAAGGCCAAGCGCCGGGATGCGGACCATCTCGGGGAGGCTGGCGAGGCCGTAGTGGTGCTCGCGCAGGGCCGCGAGCTTGCTCTTGGTGTTCATCGCGACACCTCGCTGGTCAGGGAAAGGCGGAAGGTCGGCTTGCCCGTGCGCACCGTGCGGGCCGGCGCGAAGAGCTGCCGGAGCGACTCGGGCCAAGCGGTGAAGGCGCGCTCGGCGACCTTGAGCTCGGTGGAGACGTACTCGGCGGGATCCTCGCCGCCGGCGCGGATGCGCTCGACGAGCGCCGAGAGCTGCGCCTGATCCCACTCGATCTTCTTCGGCAGGTCGGCGATGACGGTGACGTCGCCGTCGGCGAGACGGATCGTGCCGGTGTCCTTGCCCGCCTCGCGGCGCAGCGCCGCGGCGCGCTCGCCGTACTTCAGCGCCAGAGCGCCATCGAGCCAGTCCTTCGCCAACTTGGCGCGGCGCAGGTTGTCCTCGATGTCCTGCTGGAGCAGCGCGAGCTGCTCCGCCGGCAGTGCGACCACGTCGCCCACGGGCATCTGGAGGAGGTCCTGGAAGGTGGTTTGGTTGGGGAGGGTCATGGACATGGCCTCCCCTCACGCCGACATCTTGGTCGGGGCGGCGGCCGTGCTCTGGCGGAGCTGCTCCGCCTCGAACGCCTCGACGTCTTCGAGGCGGTACACGACCCTGCCGCCGATCTTGATGAACTGCGGGCCTTCGCCCGTCCAGCGCCAGCGCTCCAGCGTGCGCGGGCTGATCCGCCAGCGCTGGGCAAGTTCAATCTGGGTGAGATGTCGGACGGGCTGCGGAGGCCTCGCAGCCGGCACGGCATGGCTGTGGTGGATGTTGTTTTGTGACATCGTCCTTCACCGCGAAACCTGCGCTCCCTTTCGCCGTAGCTGGGGCGCAACCGATTGATTTCGCGACGATTATCGGCGTCACGGCCGCGAACTTATATTCTCCACGGCAAACAAAGATGTGACGCCGGATGACGGCGGAGCTAAGGAATCCCGAGGGCTTCGCCTGAGAGATGTGACATCGGCTCCGGCACCCGTGACAAGTGCCGCCTATGCCGAGCCGTTACGGATCTGCGCGGGGTGAACACGAAGGAGGTAGGGATTGAGCCGGTAGCCGCGCCACGGGTCGTTCTCGATCACGTCGTTCGTGTCCAGCTGGACATCGAGCGTCTTGAGGAAATTTCTTTCGAGAGCTTTACGGAGTCTCGTGATCCGCTGGCGGAGCCCCTGACCATCGATGTTGAGACGCCTGCTCAGCGCATCCGCCAGCACGAAGCGGAACTCCTCTTTCGGACGCCCGGCATTGACATCTTCCTCAAACTCTCGCGCCAGTTCCCGCACGATCTCAAAGCCGGCCCCCTTCACTTCGATGCTTCCACGGAAGAGGACGCGCTTGCGCTCCTCATCAATGGCAAACACCAAAGGTCGTGCGACGGTCGGGCGAGTGTCACGCGCGGCCTGTTCAGAAGCAGGCGCCTCCATCTCGGTTTGGTCGAGCAGTTTGGGCAGGCGCACGGACGCTGATTGCATCAACATGAGGAGGGATGTGTCCGGCAAAGACAGCGACTGGACCAGAGTGGCGTGGTGTCGGAGCTCCTGGCTGACGACCTCCTGAACCATCTGGCCGTGACGCCGATGCAGCTCGTAGAGCTTGCGGGCGTTTTCCTCGGGCGTCCCCGGCAAATGCGGCAGAATGCGGAAGATTTGCCCGAACGTGCTGAAGAAAGCCTGTTCGGACATGCTCGACAGCTTGAGGGCGTGGAGCACATAGGATTCTGCCATGACCACGTCCGGCCCTGGCTTTCGCTCTCCACGGAATAAGTCGACGACATAAGCGTCTGCCGGCTCATATTCGCCAAGCTTCGCGCCGAGGATCCCAAACCGCCGATCGAGGCACTGGGAGCAGGCGCCGCAATGCCGCTTCCGCCGTGTAGCCTCCCGTACGCGCGTACAGCTGAAGGTGTCGGCGATCAGGTCGGCGCAGCCATGTTCGGCAACGACGGTGGCCACCTCGGCCTTGGTTTTCCAGAAGTAGGGATTTTCGACCGTGATCGGCTCATCGAGTATCAGCGAGAAGAGACGGCTGAAGTCAGCGAGCGTCTTGGGATGCGTCGTGCGTGTTGCTCGGGTGCCAAGCACATGGCCGGCCACCGGCAGATTCACGCTCACGACACCGTTCTCGTAGAACTGCACAGTGTTCTTGCGGAACAGGCGCGCGACGACGAGGCCCAAGGTCGCAAACAGAAACGAGCGCGTTCTCTGGGTGAACTCGACCGCCTCTTCGTGTCCCTTGTTGATGCTGACCGGCACGTGAAAGAGCTGTCTGGGCTTGGTCCGCTCGCGCAATGCAGCCACGAGACCACCCTGCTTCGACATGATCATGGGCGACGCTCGATGGCTGACAAGCGCAACCTGGCGTCCGCGGCCGACCAGGCTCTCGACCGCTCCCGCAAAGGAGTCGAGACCGCCCGAGAACAGGATAACCTCGTCGGGAATGAAGCCTGACTCCACCGAATCACCGAAATCCAGATACGGCTGCAGGCCTGTCGGCTGCGGCTCCGGGTGCGGTACAAAGTCGAAATCAAAATGGTCGTCCGACAAGGAGGCGAGCGTCTCGATCAGCGACTCGCGAATGTCCGCGCGCTGCCAGAGATCGATCCGCCGAACGGGTATCCTGAAGCGGAAGCGGCGGAACCAATCCCTGCCCATGTCTGACATCGTCTCGCCGCCGCGCCTTGTGAACTGGTCGGCGCAGTACACATAGGCCGCGATCTCGATCAGATCGGTAAGAACGTGCGGCACGTCTTCGACCATCCGAACGGAAAGATCGCCGAGCTTCAGATTGACGCGATTTACCGCGCCCTCCGACGCCTTGACGTCGAGCTCAAGGACGTCCTCCTTGCCGCTCGCCGCAGCCGCCAGCCCACCGCAAATGACCAGGCGTTCAGCCAT